TTAATAATTATTTAATAATTTTGTAACTTCATCCTTAATTAAATCAGGAATAATTGTGTTTATTTCAAACAATTCATTCATTTGTAAATGTGCAAATGCAATTGCATCTATTTCGATTTTTTGTCTAAGATATTCTTCTTCTGGGATATCTTTTTTTGTAGGTGAATTATAGCTATTCATTTCCTCTTTCCAAATCTGAATAGTTTTTGAATCAATATTGCTCTCACCTTTATACTCCCCTGTTATCAATTTCCATTGAAATGCATGTCTAGTCTCATGAAAGCATGTAACTTGAATCTCCATAGGATCAGCTTGATCTATCCACTCTTCGTTAAATGCTATGATATATCTTTCTTTTAAGAAAATAGAATTAATTCCTTTTTCCGTCATATCTTGATTATAAAAAAACTGCACGTCAGGAGTTTCTATACCTAGAATTCGTGCAGCTAAAGTCGTGCCATTGATCGCAACTTCGTAGTTATCCATGATGTGTTCCCCCTAGATATCCTCTTAAGTAAAATTATAACATATTTTCTTAATTATAAAAATACAAAAAAGGCCACACCAATTTATCGGTGTGGCCATACTTGAAAGCAATTTACTTATTCGTTTTTCGTATTTATGAATGTAACTTTATCTCCAACAATTCTTAGGATATTGTTATCAATGTTAAGCGATGCTTTAACGCCTATTGTAGCACCTTCTTTTAGGTACTCTAGAACACTTTCCATCAAACAATCTGTTAGGGATACTGGAATTAAATCTGAATCCTCTTCATTTGGTCTTTTAATATTGATTGTAACAATACCTGCTAACTTATCCAGTTTATTCACACGTCCTACTATTATTACTTGGTTTAACACACTTTTCCTCCTTGGTTTAGTTGTGACACATATTAACTAAATAAAGTTACTATAGCAACTCATTCTTTCTTTATTTATTCAACTTATCTGCAATGATTTTCTCAGCTTCTGAAAGCGTTGATTTGCCATGCATTTTATTACTAAAGGATATGTAATCATCAATGATGGATTCGATTTTACTTTGATTATCTTCAACAAAGTCAATTGCTTTTTCTGTTGATCCAGTTAGATTTGACACCCATTCACTTAGTCTTTGAATAACAGCTTGTTTCTTTTCATCTCCAGCTAGGAATATTTCACCTTTCTGTTTTGCAATTTGATTCTTTTCCTCAACAATCATAATGAATTCTTTAATTGTCTTTTGAACTGTTTCATCAAATACGATGTCAGTTGCTTTAGTTACTAAATCGGCAACGACTGCAGATGATGTCTTAATGTCTTCTTTAACTTCTTTGATTACTTCTGATAAATTACCACTTTCTTTAAACTTCGATGTGAAATAAAGAATGAGCGTTAATGCGTTAGTTACGATCAATATGGTTTCAAGTGTTGTCATTTGGTTTTCCTCCTATATGGTTATAAATATTCACTTGTGAATCCTCTAGTCTTGATACACGATGTTCTAGTACATTGACATCCTTTTTCAAGGATTTGATATCTTGTCCATGCATTTCGAGTAGATTTAGCATCTTCACATTTTGTTTTTCAATTCTTTGCAGATTAACGATGATTTCATCGTTTTTTGTTTTGTTCTTCTTTTCTTGCTGACTGAATTGTTTAATAGTCGTCAAAATCACCACAACCATTGTCACAACCCAATATATTAGATTTTGCATACGAAACACCTCTGTAATACTATCCCAGTCCACTTTGTATCATCTCATTTCTGTAATTCTCTAGGTAGTCAAACAAGGATACTATTTCATCTTCATAATTAGCTTCTGGGTTGGTTTTATAGTTCGTCTTATAATCAATCATTTTACTTTTCCACGGTTCATCAACAATCAACTCAAACGTTCCTGTCTGATTGAAATGTTCAATCATTCCTCTTAGTCTATAAATATGATAGAAAGCTTTAGATTTTTGATTAACTTCAAATACACTTTTCGAATAAATCAATAATGCATCTACTAAGTTACAAATAAATGTATTATCAACATTAGAAATCAGATTATTTAAATCATCTGAAAACACAGGATTTAAATAATACTCATTTGATTTAATACCAAGAACATTATCTGCTGCTTGCCTATGATAAGCGATTATTGAATCATCAAATTGTTGTCTCTTAATAAAATCCTCTTTTGAGAAAACAAATAGGTCATATTTTCCAATAAATAAATGCAGGATACCTCTGAATCCTTCTAATACGACTGTGACATCAATATCGCTTGTATTTTCATCTAATCCATATGCTTTAGATCCACCATAGTAAATAAGCAAAATTTCAGTATTTGGAAATACTTCTTTTATGAGATTATAAATGTCATTCATTTACTTCCTCCTCAATAGGCTCAGGTAGTGGTGGCTCTAAAACATCATAATCATCTAGTGCATCTTCAAATCCTATGACATTTTGTTTTAACCAATTGTATCCTTCAACAATTGGATTCACATCTAAAAACAATCCATAATCAGAAAATGGGATTGATATATCCACTTCCTCAATTGGATGGTTATTAGTTGCTCTTGCTTCTTTGGATAAATAGGATGCCACACATACAGTAATCTTCTTGTTTGAATAACTAATATTGAATGCAGTAATTCGGTGATAAGATGCACCTATACCAAATTTCGTATTGAACTCTTTAATAATTGCCATAATAATTCCTACTTTCTTCTCATTCTATAGATTGTAACTGAAATACTATCAGGTGAACCTACAGACATTCCTGGATTGATATATAGTGCTCCAAGATCGCCATATGCTGTGTGAACAAAATCCACCATCTTAATTGATCCATCTCCTTGGCCAGAAAGTGTTGTCATACTTTTGCCATATGCCACCCACACTTGAGTATCTACATAGCTCGCTTTAAATGTAGGAGATATTTCAAAATCAATAACCTTTGTAATCCCACTTGTTATGGTTGAACCTGATACATAACTATCTTCGATGTACTTTGCTGTTGTATTTATAGATGATCGTTTATCGTGAACTGTATCTTCAGTATTTAAATGATGGTTAATATAGGATCCATAAAGACTTGATTGAGCAGATGTTCTGTAGTAGATGTACGTATCCGAAGTATCTACTGAAGTTCCTTGAGTGGATGCAATCACATGAATTTTGTAGATGTAATCTGGATCAAACGGATAAGTTAAACTATGGTAATATGAATATCCTTGGTAGAAATATACTTGTTCCAATGCACCACCAATTTTCACAACAGAAGATATGCCTCTTGCATATAGAGTTTCACTACCATAATCAAAAGCCAACTCACCTAAATAGGATAGATTCGATGTCGTTGGAGTACTTGAACCACGTTTAACTCTAATAATAGACATTAGTAAGTACCACCATCAATGATCGATGATGGTGTTAATACTTTCGAAGTATCAATCCCAAGTTTGTAAGTAATTCTAGTTGGAGTATAGTTTGAGTCAACAACTGCAACATATAAAAGTCCATCAATAATTACATTGTTTGCATATTCCGTTTCTGATGTCGCAACAGCAATTCCATCTGAATCGCCAATATAAATATCTTTGACATTACTCAAAATTGTTCTTTGAGTTTCTGTCAAATGCAGATTTGAAGCAACATGTGTGTTATAAGTTGATGAAGCTACACCACCAAGACCAGCAAGTGAAATCGTTACTGCTCCTGTTGAACCATTAACACTGGTAACTGCATCAGTTGGTGTTAAGAGTTCTTGCCAGTTTGCAAGTGTTGAGTAAGGTGATGCCTTAAGAATGAATGATTTGTTTAAGTCTGTTCTAACAGCAACGTCACCCTCTTGTGCATTGGATAAAGCAAGCATCGCTGTCTGACTTGCAACAACATATGTGTTTGTCATAGCGATTTTTGGTACTACGCTATCTGCTAATTTACCACTGGCATCAAGAATAGGTACATTCCCACTTCCAGTCCCAGTGTTTTTTGTTGAAGCAGTTCCTAAGTTCAGTGCAGTAATCTTTGTATCAATCTGATCATCAACTTTGGAAACTCCTGGTATTTTTAAGTAATCTGATTCAGCAAGTGGAACCGATACACTAGCCACTTTATCTGCTTTAGCTATATATAAATGTTCACCACTAAAATCAACTTGTGGTTCACCAGCTTTTACAGTTCCTGTTGTTCCAGTTAACGGTCCTGTTCCTGCAGTTGTTCTTCTTTTTATTTGAATTGTAGCCATTTAAATTCCTCCTATTTTTTCGTAAACACACTTGTAATGTTGTGTGTCGTGTTTCCTGTAGTCAATGTGACAATTCCATCTTCATATACAACACTTAATGAATAATCTCCTGAAGCATATCGATAAGATACGGATGTATTTGATCCTACGAACAAGAACATCTGCTCTCCAGGAAAAGTCACCACTGTATGGTTATTAATAGTTACATAAATAATCGAATCTCTAAGTTCAACTGAACTAGTACCAGAAAAACGATAGGTTCCACTAGTCACGAGTGTTAATGTTCTTCGCTTTGGTAGATATCGACTTAATATTTCATCATCTAAATCATCCACTCTGGTTTTATCGTTAGTTATCAGCTTTCTTGAATAACTTGTAAGTGCTACTGATGTTGTCGTTTTAGTATAAGCACATAAAACAAGTTCATATAGTCCATCCGTTGTTAGAAGATTTGTGACTGTTAATGATGGATAACTACCTGTTTGCTCTTTTAAATATAAACTCACTGTGTTATCAGATGTATTCACGCCTAAGACAACATAGCCATACTTGCTTGAATCTGGTGTTATACCAATCGTTGTCTGATTTTCAATATAGATGATTCGTCCATATACGGAAACATAACCATCACTAAATGTAATGGTATTATTTGCTAATGTATTGCTGCATTCACTTTTTAATCCTTTTAAGATGCCTACATCACTTGAAAATAGAAAATGATATAAATCAGAATCCATTTTTGATGTGACATTGCTACCTTCAAATGTTATTTTTTGTAATCCCATCAGAACTCGCCTCCATCGATGTCTGTATTGGTAATTGTGATATTACTTGCCTGCCCACTACTTGTATTTTTACTAAGTAGTTGTATTTTTTCTGTAAGTTTCACACGATACTCTCCTAGTGTAATCAGCGCATAATTGAGTGAATCTTTAAACGTGATTCCTGTAATCACTGATTCGTATGTTTTTCCTTTATGAATAAAAGAGACATAATCGCCAAGATGGATATTCTCAAATAAAATAAACACCTTGTTTTTCATGTCAATTGTAAATGTAATATTGTGATCAAGTTTGGATGTTACCATTTCACTTCTTGCTTTGGTTTCTAGTGTTTCATAATCATTATCGGTATAGATATAACTCTTGGCCATGACACTAGTGTATCTATCATCTGAGGTGCCATCTTCTGTTATTTCACCTGTAGTTAATAAATAATATGTCTTAATTGTCTGATAAATTTGATTATCACTTCTTGGATAATAAACGATTTTATTGACAAGTTGACTGGTTGAATCATTCGTCTCGACATTCATTATTGATGAAAAATCACTCTTGATGACCATTCCTTGATTCACACTAACAATCCTAAAGATAATACCTGTAATTCGACCTCGAAGATATGTAACATCTGTGCTATAGCTGATGCCATATCCTTTTGAAACAAGTTCAAATATTTTTGACATATTAATGATGTTATCTGTTTCAAAACTAAGACTACCTGATACGCTGGTTTCTTTACTTACCGTCAAATATGATAGATTCTGTTTTTGATCTGTATTGTTCTTGAAATATTCTGTGATTATTTGATATAGGTAATCCGCAAGGTCACCAGTAAAACTTGTAGCAGGTATATCTAAATTGAAAATCTCTCTAAAACCGAGAGACTTAATGTTCGTTGTATAATCATCATTTAGTTCGATGCTTTCCAAGATTCCTATATATGAATAGATGTCATTCTTAAGAACAACAATATCTCCAATGGTACAGTTAATGTTTGTTTTATTGACTTTGAAGGTTGATCGCTTTATTAAAACCATATCAAGAGCGAGTTCAAACTGATTACTGACATACGCATTGTCTTTATACTGCAGAGTACTACGATCCAGAAATAATAGTTTCATGTGCTAAATTCCTAGATAGCCTTCAAGTACCGTAAGCCTGCAAATCGATTCTGTAGCTACCCCTGGTTTGAACTCGATTTCATAATCACCATGCTCAAGAAAGATGAAATTGTCTTCTTCAAAATCTTGTAATCCATAAATGTCAGTTATTACTCCAGATTCATCCATAGTCATTTCTTGTTTACTTGGAATAGAGTTAATAGTAATGGTTATATTTTCTGCAGTTAAATATAAACGTAAAGTCGATACCACTTCTCCATTCTTTTTAATCAGCACTTCTGGATCAACGACACTTCCTATCATTTCAATCACCATCGGTGCATCATTTAACCCTTCATTTCGAATGAACACCTTTCCTTCATAAGAACTTGAATAGTAATATGGGTAAGAGTATGGATAAACTTTACCACTAGATGAACCGTTAGCAATTATCTCATACGATTTCTCTTTTAACCACAACGATAATTTTTTAAACACAATGTTACTTTGAATGGTGCTTGCTACTAATTCTGCTTTTGAAAGACTAGCAATATCTACATAACAGTAAGCACTGAAAGCATCATTTTGATAATGAAGTTTATATTCTTTATTGCTCTTACTAATAAAATCCACGAAAGACTTATATCCTTGATATCCTTTTAGAAAGATTAATGTTTCTGAAATCTCTGATAATGGTATATTATATTCTGAACGAGAATAAAAACGACTATATTCTAAATACTTCAAATCTAGTGAAAACCCAAGTCCACTTACCTGAGAGATTAGTGTTTTATTTTTATGATTAAAATAATAGATATCGCCATATTCGTTTTCTAGATAAAACTGTCTGATCATATCACGCTACCTCCTAATGCCTTATTGATGGAATCCACATCAAAGGTTGGTGATGTTGTATTTATTGTGATGTTGTTTGTGTTGCTTGTAGATGAACTAGCGTTTGAATTGTTGACTGTGCTAGATCCTTTTAAGTTAAATGTATCAGCAAAGAAATCTCCAATCCCACCAAAGAATCCGCTCACTTTATCAGCAGCATTTGATGTGAAATTACTAATACCATCAGTTACTTTATTTGCAATTTTTGAAATCCCTTCAGTAACACTTGAAAAAGTATCTTTTACTTTGCCACCAAAGTCGCCAATCTTTGAAGGTAAGTCACCAATCCACTCGAATATTTTCTGGATAAATTCAACAATCTTCTTAACAACATTAAGTACTGGTTCAAGTACTGTCTTGAGTACATTAACCGCTGGAACCAATATTGCATTCAACACTTCTCCAACAACTGTAATCAGTGGTGCTAATAATCCTAGTATCTCTGCAAACATCTGTATTTGAGCAATGAGTGGCATTAAAATTACATCAAGGATTGGAACAAGCAAATCGACAAGCATCACAACCAAATCAATGATGACATCTAGAATTGGTTGTAAGGCAGTCATGAGACTATCTACAATAGCTAAGATAGGTGGTAGTAGCAGCATGAATGTTTCCATAAGTCTTCCAAGCAGTTCTTTGAATTCTTCACTTTGAAATAGAGCCATAGCTAAAATAGCAATTAAAGCACCGATTCCTAAAGTAGCAGCATTGATTCCCACTCCTGCAAATATTCCAGATGTACCTACTGCTTTTAATGCCATGGATCCAGCATTGAGTAGTGGTCCAACTTTTCCTACAACAGATAACACTGGTCCAATTGCTGCTACGAGTCCGGTTAAGGTTGCAATTATCTCTTTTGTTCCAGAATCCATGTTGTTCCATTTATCAATCCAGTCTTTTAATGTAGGGATTACATTGTCTCTGACTTTGATGATAAGTTCCTGGATAACTGGTAACAGTGTACTTGCTAGATCAACACCCAAACTTGATACAGCTTGTTTGGTTCGATCAAGCGCATCTGTGAACTCACCTGCTTGAGCTGCTTGCTCATTCGTAACAATACCAAGTTCTCTAGCTTCATTCTTTAAATCATTAATTGTTGATGCTTCACTTGATAGAACCGGAATGATGTCAGCCGCTACTCGTTCACTTAATAAGTCATTAGCTACACCAAGTCGTACAGCTTCATCTTCTACTTCACTTAAGGCATCACGGATAAGATTGAATGCTTCATCGGTATTTTTTCCTTCTAGATCATCAAGAGATAGTCCTATAAGTGCTAAACTTTCAGCATACTTGTCTCCATTACCTGTAGCGATGTCTCCAAGAATCCCGTTTACCTTTACAAATGCCCGTTCCATTCTTTCGGTTGATACACCTAAAATGGTCGCAGTATGATTCCACTCTTGAAATGCTTCAGCAGATAATCCGATCTTCTCAGCAGTGTCACCAATCTCATCTGCAGTATATGCAGTTTTTATAGAGAATGCTGTTAAAGCAGAAACGGCACCCAAAATAGGTACCGTCACACTTTTTGTTAATGTTGAACCAAGTTTACCAATCTTTTCAAAATTAGCATTACTTAATTGTTTTATTTTATCCGCTGTTTTCTCTAGTTGTCCATTCATCTTAGCAATCTCAGCTTCGGTGTATTGGACATTTCGTTTTAATTTATTAAATTCCTCTTGACTCATATCACCAACTTGAACAGCTTTTTTAGCGTGCTCGAGTTCCTGATTCTGAGTTTCAAGTTTCTTTTTCGTTTGTACTAATATATCGTTCAACTTTGACTGCTTTTGTTTCCATAGATTGAGATTAGTACTATCATAGCGAAGGTTCGTATTTATCGCACGTAGATCTTTATTTTGCTCTTTTAAATCTTTCTTGATTCCATTTAATTCATTTTCTAAATCCTTACCATCAAGGGTTAGTTTAATATTTAATCCTTTAACAGTCTCTGCCATTAATGCTTACCTCCTATAATAAGAATTTATCTATATCTTTTTGCGTAGCTCTTTTGATGGATTGTTTCCCATTTATCACATTCAACTCAAGTTCTACTATTTCAAAATAAGTATCTAGATCGAAAGTTTTCGTATCTTCAACTGAAATACCCAAGTGTGCGAGATTGAAGATGATATTAGCAGTTACATTTACTTCGTCATTTCTTTGTTGGTGGCTTGGGTGTGGATCCTTTTTGAAACGTTCCGAGCATTTCACCAATCGTATTCGTCAGATTTTCAAGTTCGTTTTGATTACTTAAAATAGAAAAATCCAAAGACATCAAAAAGTCGTTGTATGATTGTTTACTGAAAGGTCGATGTAACACATAGATGATTCGGAAGATTGTATCAATAACTGTTGATAAATCATCCTCTTTTTTGATGTTTGACTTTTCTAGTTTCTTGATATCGCTAAATAGTTCAGTTGAGAACACATTACGATAGTCAATAATTGTAAATAACGATGAATGAAGGCGATAATCCTTTTTACCAAGTTTTAGTGTTTTTTCCATGTTAGATTATCTCCTTAAATAAACGTTGGTAGTGCTGGTGCTGTTGTAAGGAATGCTGCATAGTTTGTATCACCAACACCCGCAATGACTCTTAGAATTAAGTTATTTCCAGATTCAATCGGTCTAGCAGTAATGTTCAATGTGATTGAGTTTGCCTCAATTGAATCTGCTTTTGACTTACTTGCATCTCCTGATGGTGTAGCTGTACATAAGAAATACCAAATACGTCTCGCTTTGATATCACCCTGAATCTCATAACCTAAAGCAAATGTCTTTGTTTCGCCATTTACGACTTCTACCAGATTGCCATTTGTATCTTCTAAAACTCCAAAGATGTCCTTTTTAAACACATCATCAATTTCAGTAAACTTAAGCGTAACATTAGATCCTGAATTGGATACTAATGTTGCAATCACTTTATCATCTGCATACACTTGTGTACTTCCACCGATAGCTTCCGTTGTAATTTCCTGTGCACCTTCTAAACGTTTAGGTGTAGCGAAGGTCCAACTTCCATCTTCTGCTTGAGTTGCGAGTGCATAGTGTACGTTTGTTAAACCAAATGTGACTTTATTACTCATTTAAAATACCTCCTCTTTGATTTCATATACTCTGTTGACTGAACTGTCTTCATTGACGAATTCAGATAATAATTCAAATTCATATCCCATAAAATAAAGGGATGCTTCTAGTTGTTCCTCTAATCCTAAGTTCTTCTTTTCAGTGATTAGACTAACTTGAAATGTAGCTATCTTTGCAACTACCTTATCATCTGCATAAACGATTGATCGATTACTTAATTCTTGATAGATGATATAGTTTGGATCAGCTTCTAAACCTAATCTGGTTCCGTAGGATACCTTTCCAGGTAAAACGGAATTCAAAGTATCATATAATGCTTCTAACTTTTCCTGCATTAAATATCACCCTTTTCAATAATCGATTTGATGTCTTCTAACATCTTCGGTGTAAGTAAATCATATGCTGGACGCATGAATGGTCTAGGTCCTACATACTTACCACTACGATGTGTAAACCCAAATTCAAGTAAGTGTGTCAGTTTTCCTTTCTCATTAGAGAAGATAACTATAGTCTTATTGATTCCACTACCTACTGGTTCAGCAACGAACGAGTCAGCGAATGGTTTTGAACCACCACTTCTAGGTGCATGGGTACTGATATATTTCACGATATCTTGAGCCGTTTCATCAAGTCGCTTTTCAAGTTTATTAATAATATCTTCAGCATATTCTTCTACCATATTTGAAATGGCAACTCCTAGTTCATCAAGCGTAACCAATAATATCACTCTTTCTGATCTTGGATCTACTCAAATAGAGTTCAATATACTGTCCGATTTGATAAGTGCGTTCGATCTTATAGATATCTCCTGCAATGTCAGCGTATTTGCTGCCATCGTATAAGAAACTTTGAATCTTTAAGGCAATATCAATCCTAATATCTGAGCGTTTGCTTTCATAATATTCGTTTGATGTAATACTAAAGTTTATACCGATAACTTCTTTTGAGTTTATAAGTTGGTATGTTGAAGAACCAATAGAATTTTGAACCAAATCAATGGTTAGTAATTTTAGTGATATATTCGGTGAATTAGGATACATTTTCTTCTGCTCCTTTAGTTAATGCAATTTGTCCTACCAGCATATCAAATGTCTTCGGTAGTTCTTTTGCACTCCCATCATTCTTAAAACCAAAGAATGTCTTCACATAAATAATTATCACTGTACTAACCATTGGATTTGATTCGTCATTTATGTAAGTCGGATCGATCCCACAACTCGTCAAGTATGCTTTACAACTACTAATATGAGTTGAAAGCTCATCGTCGGCATATGATTCTGTCAAGGGGATAAGTAATGCTTTTTTTACGATATCAAGTATAGCCATGAGATCAATCCTTTCTTACTTTGTTATTAAGCGTTAGTTATTAAGCTGCAGCTTTCTTTTTGATACGTAGGAATCCGTTATACCCGACTACGTTACCACCTGTGAACACAGATGCTTTGTAGCTGATGATTCCATCTTTGAATTTGTAGTCTGTTGATTTACCGATTTCAACTGGTGAGAATACAGGTACTTCATAGTTTTTAAGTGCACCATAAGCGATACCATACTCACCAGCCACAGTATTACTATCTGAGATAGCTTTACAGTTCGAGTTGATGATATAAGGAATACCATCGATTGTTTTGTTGACATAATCGATTGAGTGGACTTTTCTACCTTCTGGCGTTTTAAGTCCAGCAAATGCACGTAAGTCATTCTTATTCAAGATAAGAACTGCTCCACCTTCGACTTCTTCATCGCCACCATAAGCAAAGACAATGTCGTCTAATGTTGAATCAGTGATTGCTTCAATTTCTAGTGGCGTAGTATCCGCAAGAGCTACTGCCGCATCACTAAAGATTCCTGTGAATGTGTTAGTCGTTCCAGCACCACGTAAGATTTGTTCACTGATTTTCTTTTTCAATGAAATATTAATGTTACGCAATACTTCTGCTTGATAAGGAATAGCAGGTAGTTTTTCAAGTTCTTCTGTTATTTCTGTATAAGCCGTAATCTTCACTTTGGAAATTGTCAAATAACCAAATGCAGGTTCCGTTTCACTGTAAGGTTGTCCCTCAAGTGTAGTCCCAGCAATACCATTGCTCTTAACAAATGATTTCTTATAAGTTTCTCCACCATTTAAGTTGATAACATTAACACGATCAACAAGAGTTGATACTTGTGCAAATGGTACTGGTGCTAATCCTGAAGCAGTGTGATCCGGCAATAAAATCTCTTCACTTGATACTTGAATGACTCTAGCTTCACGCAAACTTGCAGCACGTTGTTCTAGTTTTTCTTTATCAACTTTAGTACGGCTATCGATAACAATTGGTTTGATTTCAGTTTTACTTGCAATCGCCATTTTCTTATCAATAACGCTTCGCTCTTCTTGAAGTTCTGTGGTTTCAGTTTCCAATGCTTCAAGTTTGGTAATATCAGTTTCATTATCGACAAGACCTCTGATCTCAGTCAGTCTTGACTCGATTTCTTTTCGTCTTAAATCTAAATTCATAATTTTTTCTCCTTTAAATTTGTGATTTGATTTTGATACGTTTTTTGATAATTCTTGATTGTTCTTCTTGCTCTGCTAACTCCATAGCCTTAAGTTCTAACTCCATAGATTCTAAAGAACGAGCGTATATAGAAGTCGCATCATATGCCGGAGTATCCACAACCGACACATCATACAACCTTTCTATCTTTGTAATAGTCCTCTTTGGAATTCTACCTTCACGATTCCATACTTGTTCATCAACCGTAAAAGCAAAACTCATCTTATCCAATAACCCACTTCTTACCATTTTGTAGATATCTTGATTGGTGTTTGTATCTAGTAATTCAGCACGTACTTTTAAACCGATGCTATCTACAGTAAGTGATAAGGATTGATTCTTGGTTCTGGCAATAATTAAAAAGGAGTCCATATGATTGTATTTCATTGGAACATCCTTCATTTTGGTTTCCGATAGTGCTCTTGAATCAATTTCTTCTAGGAACCCATATTCTTCATCACCTATTAATGTTTCATTGTTGAAGACTAATGCATAGCCTTCTAATATCATCTTGTCATCTTCTTCATGAAGTGTGACATCTGCTAATCTAGTTTCCTTTATCATCTTTACGAGTCTCAACTTTCTTTGGTTTTGTTGTTGATTGTTTTTGATATTCATATTCAAGCTCTGAGTCTTTATAGAACAAGGACTCGAGTTTTTCTTTTTTACAGTAATCATCAATGATGATCGTCTTTTTCTTTTGGGTTTCTAAGATGACCTTAAGTGCATCTTCTGATATCTTTCCATTAACTGTTATTTTCATCTTTAGGTTCCTCCGTTCCTACTTGATATTGATTCGCTTTATCGGCATCGACAAAGTTTAGTGATTGAAGTCGTTTATTTCCACCTTCAATAGGTTCTAATCCTAAAAGTGCTCTTGATTCATTGAGTGACATAATTCCAAGACTCATCAGTTTCTCAATCGCTGTAACTTTTGTGTTCCATGATGCATATTGCAATCTTTCACTATAGAAGATGATTTCCTCTCCACGTTCTAGTTGATTGTCCGTAAGTAAGCCTAAAGAAAAAGCCTCGCTAAGTTGAATAGCTAAAGGCTCTATCGTTGACTCATAGAATGAGTTGTATTCATCTTCTGTGTATTTGCTTGTAAATATTGGAACTGATACTCCAAAGTAGTCCAGGATCTTCGCTTGTAAGAACTCCAATGTATCTTTATCAATCAGTTTTGGATCAACATCTAAGGGTATGTATTCTGATTTTAAATCAATCGGTATAATTGAACTACCTTTCAAACTTACGGATTCCGAAAGAGCTGCATCGAATAATTCACGTTGCTTTTTCTTATCCGTTTCTGATAACATTCCATTCATCTTCAAGATACCTTTGATCTGCATAGAAGATTTAATCGCATTATCGATTCCTTGAAGTAAACTATCATTGATGGATATGGTTTTAAGAATTGCTTCATGATCGCCTGTTGAACCAGTCCCACCAAAAATATCGTTTTGTCCGAAGTGTCGTCTCAAATGTATGATATTATCGTATGGCAATATATATGATTCACCATTATCAAATAAGAACTTGATAAAGTATGTATCAGAACTATCTATTATCATTTCAACAGTGATAGGTCTTAATGGATAAATACCTTTGAGTTCGCCCGTTCCCTTATCAAACTTTGGATAGACAAATGCATTATCATTTAATAAGAGTAATGTAATTGTCTTGTATATGAAATCATAAGGTGACATGATTTCATTCGGTTTATACTTCAAAAGAAAAGACAGCCTACCTTTTTTCTCGGTTACTGTCTTATCGTTTTCGGTTTTTATAAATCTAGGTTTGAGTTTCGCACACTGGCTGGCGACTCGATCAATACATATTTTAACAACATCACTTTTTGATATATTCGTACCAAATGGTGTGTAAAATGTATTTAAATTGCTAATTAACTGGAGTGCATCAAATGATCCAGTTTTGCTTTTTCTCTTAAATAAGGCCATGTGCACCTCCTATTAATTTTATAAATCAATTCATGAGTTTTAGCCTTTTCTTTATCAACTCATCAATATTAATATATTGGTCTAATTTATGTTTGAAACCATATAAATCTAAAACATTAACATATAGTTTGAATAGATTTTGAATCATTGGTACAAAATCATTTGCTAAAACGTTTGAATCACTTTTTAACTGTGGTTTTGCTTCAATTGGTACAGCAATAATGTGAGCATTTAATTTGGTTCGGAAAGTTCTAATATGCTCAAGTAAATCATTATATTTTTTTTGAATATCTGTATTAATTTGACTTCTAATCACTTTTATTTCATTTTCATATTCTGACTTGTATTTATTTTTTATTATTAAATCAAGTAATTTAGGTACGGTGATTGAAGATTTTCCTGATTTGTCTAGAAGTAGTTTGTAAACAACAATATGCATTTGTTCAAAATAAAGCTGAGAATGAAATTCAGCAAATGTTTCTACACGTGTAGATTGATTCATTAAATGATTTTGCACAAAAAATCCAAAGGTTGCTTCACCTAGTAAATGAAATTGATTTACAAATACATTGCTAATAAGATTGGAAATATCTACAGTTGTGAAATTGCTAATATCAGGATTAGTCAACTCATTTTTCTTCATTTATAATCACCATCTTTCATAGATAATTATATCATGTTTTCGTAGTCTGTCTTGTATCTATTTAAAATAACATAAGCAATGATTAAAGCCACGGTCCCATCAATTCTTTTGTACTTTGAGTTCAATTTCGATGGCTGTATATTTCCATTCAAGTCCACCTTAGCTTGTGTGTTAGCTAAACACCATTTCATAATAGGATTATTATTGTAGTTTACAAAGTTGTTTTTTAAATCTGCCTCCATAATTTTCATAGGTTCAGATAAAGAATAAATTCCTTGTCTAACTTTCTCCATATTAAAACCTAAGTCTTCCATTTCTTTAATCCAATATTGTGAGTTCCATGGATCATATCCTACCCATAAAGGGCGTATTCCATAAGTTTGAATCATCTTCATGAACCATTTAGTAACAAGACTAAAATCATTTTGATTTCCTTCAGTAAGTGTTACAAAACCTTTCTTAATCCAAATATCGTAAGGAACATTATCTTCTTTGATTCTCTTTTCTACAACTTCACTTGGCATAAAGAAATGTGGAATGACATACTTTATATTGCTTTCTCGTTTTTGAATAACAAGTACTGCAGCAGTTAAATCAGTCGTTGATGATAAATCGACACCACCAATTGCATATGAATCTCTTAGATCATCAATGGAGTATTTGTCTTCATTGTTTAAATCATCAAAAGATAACCAAGAACCGGAATCTGCTTGTTTGATATTGAAGTCCTTACAAAGCATTGTAACTCTGGTCGATAGATCATGCTTTGATTTATTCATAACGTCTTCTAAGTAATTATTGAGTTTTACAACACCTAAGCTAGGGTTTGATTTCTGCCATGTTAAAGGATCCTCATATATTTCTTTTGTTGAATCTTGAGTATACAACCAAGGTAATACTCTAGCATCTTCAATTTCACCTTTTAACATCTTTCTAGCATAATCTAATTTATTATCTAAAAAACCACCAACAGTTGTTCCTTCGGTGGTTATGATAAATATCAGTGGTTCTTTCTTTGTTGATTGTGATTGCTTAATCGCATCATAGACTTTGGAATCGGTCATTTCATGGACTTCATCAATACAACCTACTTCAATATTGTATCCATCCTTGTTTCTTGATTGTGCAGATAACTTCTTAATCTTGTTTTTAGTCTTTGGAGAATAGATGTGATAGATGTTTTTCTTGCTTCTAGTTTCTTTTGATAATGCAGGAGATTGTTCACGCATATTGTTAATCTCTTCAAATAGAATATTCGCTTGTTCTGTTGTATTTGAGGCACATACGATATCCACGCCACCTCTTGATAGAAAGAATTCAGCTAAGTCTATACCAGCAACAAACGTTGTCTTTCCATTCTTACGAGCAATGAGTAATATGACTTCATTAAATCTACGCAATCCTGAATCAGCCATCTTAAATCCATAGGCGGTTTGTAGTAATGCTTTTTCCCATAGTTCAAGAATAAATGGCATACTATTGAATGGAGACTTCGTATGTTTACAAAATGTCTCAATGAAATCAATTCTTAAGTTCCCTGGTTGTTCATCAAACATATAGAGAGGATTATCTAAATCATTTATAAGTTGATCTAATTGTGTTTTAAGTTCTTCTCCAACAATGATATTTCCATTTTTGATTTCATTGTAGTATTCAATTAAATAATTCATTCACTTACTCTCTTAAGAAATTCATCAAAAGCATCATCTCCATCATCTACTTGTGTACCAAGAATGCTATTAAGTGTTTTGATAACAGTTCCATATGAATTCACAAGTTTTGTATAATATTTAGCTGCTTCAGTTTGCCGTTGCATACCTTTGTTTGATATTTGAATAGCACCATACTTTCTAATCTGATCTTGTAACTTATCAAGTTCCACTTTCATAAATGCAGCTTGATAAATTAAGTTATCTACTAGTTCTGTCTTTGATTCATCAACCAAAGAAAAAAGCGACTTTAATCGCTTGTATTCTTTAACAATATTCATAACTTTCACCAATTAAGGTAAGGATATCATTCTGGCTATTTTTAAACCGCCTAATTTAAAAACTACAATAGATAAGTAGAAATATTCAATCAATCGATAACTTTCATCCTTTTCAACATCTGTAACGCTTTTTTTAGGATTATTATGAGTTAGTTTATCTCTAACTTTAACAATATTTCTATAATACTTGTCCCGATTTGTAAATTTAAAATCTATGATATCTTCAACAGTCTTAAGATAATCAGATAAATTAGGATATGTACTCTTAATACTCTTCTCCTTAGCATTTTCTAACGCTTTAGAATAGATGTCTTTATCATTTTGACACATTGATTCAAATGCCTGACAAATCCATATGTACTTATCGTTCAAGTCAATGTTTAGATTATAAATTGTTTTTTTCCATATTAAAATACTATCCATATACTGATCATACAATTCAAACCACAATTTAATACCTTTAGTTAATTCCTCAGAATTGCCATTGAATCTACTTTTAAAAGCAGTGGATGGCATTGGGTCGATATTGTATAATTTTGATATCTTAATTTTTGATTCTTTATAATTATCTTGTTCATCAATTAATAGTGCTTCCTTGAATCCCATCTTATAATTATATACGAATTCAAAATATAGTTTTAAGACTATAATGGTTTTAGAGATTTCATCCAGAGAAATTCGATTTGGAAATTTAACATAAATACGTTTTTTTTGTACAATGTTCAAATCATACAGACTATATGAGGACACCAATCCGTCAAACTGAGAATAAATTCTTATTTGAGTTTGATTATCCAAATCAACATTTAAATCATCAGGTACAGATAAAGATAATTTAATTTCGTTGTTGTTTTCTTGTAATGGAAACTGAGTATCAAAACTAGTTCTTCCAAAAATGGATTCAATATTATCAAATGAAAAACTAATGCCGTCATATAGCTTGTCTGGTGTTGGATTCTCAATCAATTCTTCAAAAGTTAATGTGAATCTAAGAACAATGTTATATTGTCCATAATTTGATTGAGTTTCTATCCAAACCAAGTTATAAAATGCATATTGCTTACCATTATTTGCATGACAAACAATATAATCTAATTTAGAATATTGAAATGCATCTTGTTCTTCTTTTGGCAATGAGATGCAAATTCTATCCAATTGCAACTGATTTCCTTTTGTACTACTTATAATTCTACCGGTATAACTTCTAGGGACATTATTAACTTTCAAATTTATATAGAACTTTAGATCTTCATACATTTTTTCATCCCCTTTTTTACTATTTTCAAAATTATTGGCTCGTGTTTTTTAATTGCCCACCTACGCGGTACCCAGCAAAAACAATCTTATTCTGATAGGGGGGGATTGTTTTTTAAGATATAAATCAACTAACTCATCTAAACTTAGTATAATTTTGCTAAGTAGTTCATTAATTCTCTTCATATCTTTTTCAGCCTCATTAAACTCTTGCTTTGTATACTCAAACTTCCATTTCCATTGAATCATATAAGTATATTTTAATTGTGCCATTATTGTCTTTTCACTTCTCATAACATTTTTATTATACAGAAGATTAAACTCTTTTAAATCCTTTTTCATTGGTACAAAAATTTTATTCAAATTAATATCAACAAATCTATATTTTGAAGAATCAAGTGTTTCAATAAAAACACAAAGATTGTCAAAAATAACTGTATTAAAAAATGAGTTCAACAATCCATTTAAACGCAGATCTACTTCTACTTCATCAAGATTGTTTCTAACGTCTTTCATCAACTGGTCATCAGAAGTTAGCTGTTTTGGATAAATGTGTTGGTTCTCTACTTTATTTATCTTAACTAACTCTGCTCTATAAATATCTTGTTGTTTAACAGATTCATTTATTTGCACCTCAAGCTCATCAATCTTCATTTTATAGGTTGCAGCGTTTTTTTGTAACTCTACATTATCATTTTTCTGATAACCAATTACATACATTGATACTGCAAACTTTAATGTTACCACGATTGAGCCAACGAAGACAATTACTGACTCAACCCATTCTTGTTTAGTTAACAGCATTGCTAACACTATGATTAAAATGATTATTGTTATTCCATAAATTATACGAACTCTTTTTATACCTTTTTCTACCATAGAAACCACCCCTTTTTATAACTATTATAGCAAAAATGAATCATAAAAACGAGAGTTACTTTGAAATCAAATTACCATCTTCATCAAATTGCTGTGACTTCGAGAAACGCTTATGTTCTTCATTGTGACATTTCTTACATAGAAACTCCAAGTTCTCTTGATTCAAACTGATTTCTGGGTTAGTTAGATTAAGGACTGTAAGTCTAATCTTATGATGAACTTCTTCTCCTAAAGCACCACATCTTTCACACTTTCCATTAGCATCTCTTATCTTAATTTCTCTTGCTACTTGCCATGGAATTGATTTATAGAATCGATGTATTTCTTTAGGCTTTCTCATATAGTCTTCTTAGTTCTTTAATTTTATCATCTACATGTTCCCATCGAACGTCTAAATCTTCTCTACCAAAGTGTCCATACTTCGCTAAGTCCTGGAACTTAACATTATCTAAGTTGAGTTCTTTTCTTATGCTTTGTGGTTTGAAATCAAATACATAGTTCACAAGTGCTTGTATCTCTTCATCAGATGTCACTCCAGTATTAAATGTATTTACTAACACACTAACTGGTTTCGCAACTCCAATTGCATAGCTTAAGTGTACCTCGCAGTGCGTGGCCAAACCTGCCCCTACAACGGCCTTTGCTACATATCTTGCGTAATAAGCCGCACTACGATCAACCTTGCTTACGTCCTTACCAGAAAAGGCTCCTCCACCATGCTTTGCATAACCACCATATGTATCTATAATAATCTTTCTGCCAGTTAATCCAGAATCTGCATAAGGACCACCAATCACAAACTCTCCTGTTGGATTGATTAGAACCTCAGCATCTAAGATTGTATCGAAATCAAATACCTTTGTGAGTACTTCATTGATGATTACGTCTTCTGCTTGTTCTAAGAATACACCAGGTTGTGTTTGAGCTGAGACTACAATTGTCTGTATTTTCTTTGGCCTTCCATTCTCATAACCAACAGACACCTGACATTTACCATCAGGTCCAAAAATGTGTGAATACTTCTCTTTACGGATTTTATCCATTTCTTTTGAGATTTGATTAGCAAGCATAATCGGTAATGGCATGAACTCTTGAGTTTCATTACAAGCATAACCAAACATAATCCCTTGATCACCTGCTCCTTGTTCGTGTGAGTTTGTTGAATTCACACCAAGAGCAATATCAGCTGATTGTTTGCTTATCTTTTCCATAACTACAAAATTTTCTATATAACCAATCTCTTTAAGTTTAAGTTTTGCTATATTTGCATAATCTACTTTCGCAGTTGTTGTGACTTCACCAAAAATAAATACCAAATCATCTTTAATTGCTGTCTCAACTGCTACTCGAGCATTTTTATCTTGTTCTAAAATGGCATCTAGTATGGCATCACTTATTTGGTCACAAACCTTATCCGGATGTCCACTAAATACCGATTCACTTGTCACTACTTGCATAAAACTTCATCTCCTTTATAAATGAGTAAAAAAGGAGCTCATTCGCTCCTCAGTACTGATTTTGGTAAATATGCTGTGTATCTTGCGTAATGGTATCCTTCGCTTTCAACAAGGATTCCGAAATCATGTTCATTGCTTGTTACAAAGATACAATGGAACACATCCTCTTTATCGCAATACATCACATCACTGTTTTCTTTTATAAACTCATAATCATCAAGTGGATCGTGTATGAATGTTTCAAACAAATCTGAATCAACGATTATCTCTTTTTCGATGATGAACTCATCTTGTGGAAGAAGTTCATCAGGTGTTGCTTTTCTAATAAAGTTTACTTTCACTTTGCTATCTCCCATGCTGTATAAACTGAACGGTATGAACAATCCCAAGTATCAAGTATCACTCCATCTACACAAGCAGTAATATGACCTGCCATTTTTAAGATGTAAGTTCCTTTTGGATGCAATTCTGTAAAGTCACTGCCTTTGATTCTTGGTTCTCCTTTTACCGGTTTGAATATGAGCCTTGGATAATCTTTCAAATATTCATATAAAAACTTTGTGTCTTTATAACTCGAATATCCAAGTTCTCTTTTTGAGTGGTTTAGTTCTCTTCTGCATTCTAGATAGTCTTTGTTTTTTGCTGTTGCAATTGCTCTTACAACACAATCTCCAGTTTTGATCCCTTTTGGATGTGCGTTAAATTCTTTGTACATTATTCAACCCACCCTTCATTGAACCATTTTACAAGTTCTCTTGAAGAATCTGATTCAAATAATGGTTTATTAAAGTTGTTCTTTCTACCATAAACTGTATAACGTTTCTCATTATGAACACTTGCTATTTGAATAGTCAAGAGTGTATCACCAGTTTCAATATCAGCAAATCTGAAATCATCATAGAGAGGACCATTTAATGGACAGTTATTCTTGAACCACACATACATTGTTTCAAGGTTGATTTTTCCGCCATGCTTGATTTGTTTTACGATGTTTCCCATGCGTTTGGTTTTACCAGCTAAGCTCGTATCCTTACAAAACCAATCGTACCATCCAGCTTCACATTGTGTTGCATAATCTTTTAATTCAAAATCTCCGTTATTGAATCTCTCAATCCAGGTTTTAACATTCATTTCTTTTTCCATAATCTTAGTCTCCTTTGTTTTGGTTACTATATATATCACTCTAAAGGGACTAAATAGCAAGTACTATTTTCACTATAGTAACTAATTTCCAAAGATATCAAAATGGCTAATTGGAGACCTTTTTCCATTTCTTATCAAATAACAGTTCTCATTTGATTCCTTATGCTTGATATAACGTTTCACAATAACATCAACAAATCTCTCGTCAAGTTCCATCAAGAATGATTTACGATCAAGTTGATCAGATGCAATCATGGTTGAACCAGAACCACCAAAGAGATCTAATATTGATTCGTGACGTCTTGAAGAATTGCTGATTGCCTTACCTACAAGTTCTAATGGTTTCATGGTTGGATGTTCTTCATTCTTCTTTGGCTTGTTATATTCCCAGATGGTATCTTGTGTGCGATCATCAACAAAGTAATGAGCAGCACCTTCTTTCCATCCATAAAGAATAGGTTCATGTCGCCAGTGGTAATCTTGTCTACCAAGTACTAAAGCATTCTTAACCCATATTAAACATTCAGCTAATTTGTATCCAGCATTCTTGAATGCATTTCTAAAGTTGAGTCCTTCAGTATCTGCATGACAAACATAAATCGCACCACCAGGTTTTGTATGTTCGAACATATTTTGAAATGCATTGTATAAAAAAAGATAGAAGCTATCGTCTTCCATCTTATCGTTTTTAATCTTTCCTGCTGTTCCTTCATAATCTACATTATATGGTGGATCAGTAAATATCATATCCACTTCATGGCCATCAAGTAAAGTTGCTACTTGTGTTGAATCAGTTGAATCACCACACATTAATCGATGCGGTCCTAATTCATAGATGTCTCCTGGTTGTGAGAAAGGCACTTCAGGAATTTCATCAGTAATATCGAAATCATCATCAGTTGCATTATCTGGAAGTAAATCTTCCATTTCCTCAAAACCAAACTGAAGCATATCCATATCTATATTAGATAATTCTTCTTCAAGTTTTGATAAATCCCAAGTAGCAAGTTCTGCTGTCTTATTATCAGCTAAGCGAAATGCTTTGATTTGTTCCTCATTTAAGTCATCTGCGATAATACATGGTACTTCTTCTAAACCAAGCGACACAGAGGCTTTTAAGCGGGTGTGTCCAGCAATTATGACGTTATCACTAGAGATTACTATTGGAACTTTGAATCCAAATTCACGGATGGAGTTAGCGACAGCTTCTATCGCTTCTTCATTATTTCTTGGATTGTTATCATATTCTATAAGACTAGCAGTCTTCTTCATCACTACTTGCATTTGTCCACTTTTCCTCTCTATTTCTTAAACGCTCATACATTGCATCGATTTCTTCTTTTTTATCATTAAAGTCACGACCAAATTTTATAATTAGCAGATATCTTACCGCATTCATATCTGGTTGTGCCTTTTTCTTATATTTAACTATTTTCTTTTTGGTCCCAGTTTTTGTTTCTTCGATCGTTGTTTGAGTTTCTTCATACTCATAACCAACAGCTTTTTTGATTAAGGTATCGATTAAAGTATATTTTAGATCATCATTTCCAAACACGAATGCTTGATTCATTTTAGGATGACGATTTTTTAATTTATACATTGTCTTTTCTGACATACCAAGAATCTTAGCTATCTCAACTTGAGGTACTCCTTTTGAAATCAATTCTTTTATCTCATTTAACCTTTTGTCCAGTATACCGTCACGTTCCCACTTTTCGTAGTAATCAAGCGTATATCCTTTCATTTTAAATCACTCCAACTGTTAGGTAATTATTGTCAAAACTGTAATGACTTACCAGTTGAATACTACAATTCTTTCTGCAAAAGAAAAAGGAACTCAAATTTCTGAATTCCTATTACTTCTAGGCTTACTTTTAGCCAGTACTCCACGATAAATATACTCTATCATAATTGTCAAATTTTGTCCATGAGCGTAAAGCACGATATAGCCCTAATGGGCTCTAAAAAGTGTATTGTGTTTTAATCTCGTATAATCAAGTATCATTTCTTTTCACGTGTTATACAGGAAATCACAATGATTATAGAAGGCTTAGAAAATAAATCCCAAAACTGCAATAATAATTGCAACCAAGATCGAAGCTACTGCAATAATTAAATTTCTTCTTGATTCTTTTTTTGCTTCTTTCTTTTCTTCAATAGCTAATTCAAGACTCTTAGTCACAACTTCAAGGGTTTTTCTAAGAATTCCATTTTGCTCTATCAACGGACTTTCTATCATTTCTAGATTAATATCAGGAATTTTTGGAATTACGTACTCGTAACTTAAAACTTCTTGAACCTTCTTCATTGTTTCTAAATAATTATCATCCACTTCAATATCCTCCTATTTATAATTTAAGCATAGTATTCTCACTTTGAAGCTGCATTTTGTACACATTTAATTTCTTACCACTATCTAGTTCAAGTTCTACAGATGAAAACAACGTGTTTTCCTTCATCTTGTCAATTACCAAGCATACACTATGTTTAGCTCGAGTAGCAGCTACATAGTATTTTTCAGGTGATTTTAATGGTGTACAATTTTTGATAAGTTTAACTAGCGGTTGGTTTGGATAAATCATTACTCTCTCAAATGTCATACCTTTAGAGACACCATAATTAATAACTTCAGTGAATTCACATTGTGTTCTTTTGTCATATCTCAAAATCATAGGTCTAAAACAAGCATAGTAATCTGTTACATCTGAACTTGAAATAACATATACACCTTTATGTGGATTATCTTCATTTTCGAGAGACTCAATTATTGGATCAACTGGATGAACGATATTCGCTAACTTGCAAATGTCAGAATTGCACCTTCTGGACTTGTTGTTCACATCTATCGTCACAATTGAATCCTTGTTTAAGGCACTGAAATATTGGTAAATGTTTCTACCGGTTTTGCTTTTGTATTTCTTTGTGTTGTAAGTTTGGTAAGTAGATTGTTTTGGATCTCCAACGCAAAATGTATTTATTTTTGATTCAAATAATATTTCTAATATGTTAATATCGTCACCTGATAGATCCTGAACTTCATCAATGTAAATATACTCATATATTTTCTCCAATCTGTTAATAACAGCATTTGAAGATTTATCGTTAAGTAATAATGCTAACCTTGATGCTTCATTGCTTAAAATATTTCTTCCTCTTATATATCTACTTGGAGAAGATATCGGTCGTTTATTAACATACCCATAAGCTTGTGTGAAGTCAAAAGATTTAATTAAGTTTATATCGTTAAAAAAAGAAGCTTGATATGGTTTAATCCATTCAGATAATAGAAATTGAAACCAAGTTTTAACAATTACGTTCTTGTCCAAAACACCAAGATTTTGTTTTTTATATTCCTTAATAATTGCTTCTTTTCCTCTATTAGTATATGAGATTAATAATACTTTATTTTCAGAATTTTGATTACTAATTGCATGTTCACATATTCTATAGGTTTTACCAGAACCAGCAGCTGAAATGATTACAATATTACTTGATTGCATCTAAAATGTATTCCGGATATTTGACATTTTCTTTATTATCAAACACGCGGAAGCTCCATTCGGTTTTATTATTTCCCATAAATGAGAGGATTTCTTCTTTTGATTTGTTTTTCATACTACCATTCTTGGAAATAACTAACTTGAATTTTTCCCAATCTTCAGTATCGATATTTGCTTCAACAAGACTTGGCTCTAATGTGTTTAGTTCTTCATTCTTTTCAAATGAAAAAGTTATGTTGTCAATATTAAGATAATCAGTATATTTTTCATTAATATTCTTTTCAATATCTCCATCATTATCTGTCAAAACGACAGTCTCTTTCTTGATTTTTTGAGCAATCTCAAGATAGCGTTTAAAAGCAAGAGAATCTACAGTAATGACATCAATTCCATCTTCAATAGGTAAATTGCCATGTGCATCCATATAAGCACGTTGCACTATAAGCTCATCAGATGGTCCCTCAACAAGTATTGCTTTCTCACACAGAACAATTCGTAAAGTATCATAACCTGGAAGTTTTTCAAAATACTCAATTGTATCTTCTGATAAACTTGATAAATTCGTATTGTCATTATTTCCAAGAACTATTAGTTTACCAAGGTTAGACTTGTTTGCAACAAAACTACTATGAGTTGTAATGAAGATTTGCGATGTTGATACACTTACGATTTTTTTTATAAGTCTGCTCATGCTAACATAAGAGAGATTGTTTTCAGGTTCTTCAATTAAAACTAAGTTTGTCAGATCACTGTTATTTCGTAATGCTAGTTCAATTTTGATACTATTTTGAGTCCCATACCCTAGAGTATCAATAGGATTTTCATCAATTTTTATTGTTACATGTTTCTTCCATTCATCCACTGATTCGTCATATAAATCAATTGAGACACTCTTGTCATTAAGAATATGTTTGTCGTTTTGTAGTGATTCATTCAATTTCTTTATCTGTTCGCTTTGTGTAAATTTATCTCTATTGCTACGGTATTCAATACTTAAATTTGCTTTGTCAGCTGGATCAAGATACTCCGCAATATTGGTGTCTATATACTGACTTATATATCTCGAATAATTATTTTTTGAAGCATCGAGAAATGCAGTTTTAAATGGGGTTTTTCTATATTCTATTGGATCTCCACTAAAATAGTGTTTCGAAATCTTGTAGTATTCAATAGGTATTTGTGTGACTTCTTTTCTAGATACTCTCTCTTTAAACTCAGCTGAATATGTTTCATCAAATTCTAATTTAAATTGCATACCTGGACAATCTTCACCCAGTGTATTATTTGTTCCAGATAGATTTGCAAAACGATCATCTTTTTTTCCGTAGATTTCTATAGTGATTTCTGGTAATTCAGGATTGCCTTTTGACAAACTCTCAATAAAATCAGTTTGAGACTTCATATTAAATAAGTTCATTGTTAAAGCTCTTTCAGCATATACACCAGCAATTTTCCCCGTAGTAACTAGTTGAAGTGCATCAAGAACGGTACTTTTTCCAGTATCATTATTTCCTACAATAATGTTCAAATCATCGTGAAAATTAAACACTTTCCCAGTGTTATCATACAATTTAAAATTTATTATTCTTAGTTTTTCAATTATCATTATCCTTACCTCCCAAATAAAAAAATGCTACTTGTAATAATTGTAGCATTTTAATGATTATTTGTCATATTCAATAAAATAAAGATGTTTTATCAGAATTGTACATCAAAAATGTAATCTTATTTGTGATATCCTAAATTGAAATCAGATAAATGTGCTAGTGGAACTAGCGATCTAATTAATGTAGCATTCTGGGTAGTCCCAAAAGTAAATCCATGATTTAGTACTAAATTCTCAACAAACCTACTTTTGTTTATCCTATTAACAATGCTTATTCCCTGTCCTTCCTTTAGATAAGGAATAATGCACATAGGTGCATTATCCACATTGAGAAAATTAATTCTAAACTGCACGCTGTATTTTCCTGGAAGACCACTAGGAGTAATGCTTTCTGAAATCGGCATACACGAACCTGGGTATTGTGAATAGAATGTTTGAACCAAACTTTCTGGAACTTCAGCATCTATTGATTGAACTCTCCCTGGTGTACACAAGTACCCAATCACTTCATAAAAATCATTTAAATTAGCAAAAGGTATATCTTCTGCTCTATCATGTAACATGCTCATTCAATTTCTCCCTTCAAATTTTAGGTATAATAGTTAGAAGATCAGGTGATTTTCTTTTAACATCCCATCTTCCAATTGCCATTTTTTTTATTCTCTTTGAGTCTCCAAAATCTAATAAGTCTTCTCTCCCATATGTATTTAAAAGCTTGTCTAAGCTTCCTAAAGTATTTGATGTAAATAAGAAAGCTTCATATGGATCAATTAGTTTGCAATAAGCCCATAACTGCCCCAAATCACGAAGAGTTAATCTGGTTACTTTTGCTTCGATAAATACCAATCTCACTTTGTCACTCTTTTTTGCAATTCCCAGAACATCAATCTGGATATCTACTCCTATTGCTTGTTCAAGAATTATTTCATATTTTCCTAAAACCCTATCAAGTCTTTCAGAATGTGAATCTACCGAGATGATTTGCCAACCTTTATACTTATCTTTCATGTATTGTTCGAGCCAAATTCTCATTGGCTCATATAATTCATATTCTTTCATTTCTTATATCCTAGTTTTTCTGCAATTTCAGTCCATCTATTAAAATGTAATCCTCGTATTTCATCGGGAATAAAAGTATCATTTTCTCCAGGGTGAACTGGTTTTTGTTTACTAGATGCTCTTGTTGATTCCCAATAATAGCGGTGTGTCTTGTCTACCGCATTTTTACCTTCCATCACAAAATGGTTTACTAATTGATCTGCAAATTGATCTAAAGCCTCTTTTTTATGAATAATTCCAAAGCCTACTGGAATAAACTCGTTTGCATAAATCTTTATTTGATGTTCCTTTTTCCAAAAATTAGGATACCCGTCATTACACTTTTTTAAATATCCATCTCTCATATTTGGATGAGCCCAATCGATAGTTTGTACTGGAATATCTACAGTTTCTAGCAGATTACATATATCTACTACTAAATACCAATTATGAGGTACTTCAATGTAAACTCTATGCATTGGTTTCTTGAAAGCATAATTGCTCTCTCTTATATATCCGGTTACATCAGCTAGACCACGAAGAAAAAAGATTCTTTCATCTCTAGAACAATTGAAAAAATATGGATTAATTCTTGAATTCTCGTGCGTCACTGCTCCACCAGTAAATCTGACGATTTCTCTAATCAAATAATCCTCATTTGGCTTTTCAAAATATAAAGTAGTCTCACTATTTCTTTGAGTATGTTGTAATAGAGTGCCAACTAGAGGTTCTAGAATTTGTTTAATATCTGTAATACTTGCTCGAACATATATCAGCACATCTCTATCATTATAAGTCATTTGGTTTTTATGAGGAATTGCAATGGAAACTCTAGTTGCGCTATTTCCTCTAAGTATTTCACCGTTTCCAGTAATCATACCTAACAAATATGCCATTTGAATATTCATATAAAACACCTACTTCTTATGCATAATTAAAATATATTCATGCACTTTGTTTATTCTAAATCTATATGGATATCCCAGAGGTCGCATATTATTATAGTCTGACTGTCTATCCCATATAATTAAATCATCAAATACAAATCCTACTTCACGTAATTTGTACGCTAAATCGCTATGTAGTGGATAAAAGTCACTTTTTTTTCTAATATCCATAACATTTATCAAACAATAAGAATCTGGCTTTAGTCTATTGTAAACTAATGTAAATAATTCTTTAAGCTGAGTAAGAAAGTACTCATAATCTGATACATTCCCTAAATCAGAACCTTCATCCGAATAATTTACTGCTTCTTTACCATCAGCACTTCTTTTCATATTAAGAATATCCCAATATGGTGGTGATGTTACGCATATATCAAACTCGCCAATATTTGAGTCCTTCAATATTTTGAAACTATCACCATTAATCACACTTATATTAGGTACTCCATCGATTCGTTCATTAGCAATTTCACAAAATTCAGTTGATAAATCTATACCTACTCCAGTACAATTCAAATTTTTAGCTGCAACCATTGTTGAACCAATTCCATTAAAAGGATCAAGTACTCTGCATTCAGATCGAGAAAATGTTTTGATAAGTTTCTCACATAATGCAACCGGATAGGAAGCGGGATGATTCATCTTTTTTTCCTCTGCGGTTTTCTTTAGATCACGCCATATACTGAAGGAATTCTGCAACCATTCCTTACCAGTTAAATCATTAGCTTTCTTTGCCATTACTCATCACCCATTTCTTAGATTGCTCGATTTTTACAGTTTCTTCTATGTATTCTTTCTCCTCAGAATCTATATCATAGATTTTATAAATCATGTCATTTAGTTGTTCAAAATAAAAATGCCACATATCACTCATATACTCAGTTTTTTCAAGTAAGTCTACATAATCAAGTACAATATCAAATAATGCATCTGAGACAATAAAGGGAATCTTTCGTAAGTATTTCGCGTCCACATGCATAGTTAGTTGAGATTTGTTAAAGCAATATCTATGAAGAAAATAATTTATTAGTCTTGAATGAATTACACCTAAAACGTATCTACACATTGTTGCGTCACCATCAGTAAAAATAGTGACTGTTTCTGATGCATCCAAATCGCCACCAAAGCATGCGATTATACCAGACTCTTTACTGTAGATGTTTTGAATAAATATCTTGTTGCCTTCAGTCAAACTACGATTGTCTTTGAGTCCAAATTTCCTAATGTCTTTTCCAGAAATAACTTTTTCGCCTTTCGCTCTTCCACGTCCAACATACCCATTTACATAATCATTCAATGTAGTATATGAGTTGCTGAATTTTATGTAAATATTGTGGTCTGTTTTACTTTCAAATAGAATAATTGTATCCTTATAAAAATCTTGAGCTATTTCAGTTAAAAATTCAAAATCATTATCAATTAATTTATACATTTTTATTTGATTATCATGTGGTCTTAACTTTCTTACATTTAAAATTATTTGTTCTCCTCTTACATTTTTAAAGTACACACCAATATCCACTATAGATTCTATTGTAAAATCTCGCAACAATTCTCTTCTTAATAAACTATAAGAATTTACATGTAAAAAGTTCTTTGGAATGATAAATGAAATCAATCCACCTTCTGATACCATTTCCTTTGCTCTTAATAATGCTGCGATATACAAATTGTCACCATTGTTTTTGACTGTTCTATAAAAAAGATAATCAAATGCATCATTAGATTGAGTTGTACTTAATGGTGCATATGGTGGATTCCCAATTACTACATGGAATTTTTCTTTTATTTTAAAAGCCTTGAGAACCTTGCTATATGAATTTGAAATTGAATCATATGTTTTGAATTGGACCTCAGGCACCAGCTTCTTTGCTACCTTTATAGCACCATTATCTATATCCATACCGTATAAATTAGTGTATCCCAGTTCACTAGCAACTGATAAAAATGACCCCGTTCCGCATGTAGGGTCAATTATTCGTAAGTCCTTATTTTCATCTATATTTAGCAAAGAATAAATGTTCTTAATTAGACTTACTTCAGTGTAATAAATACCATTTTTTTTCTTGTATTCAGAGGTTAAACTTTTTTCGTATTTTTTTGACTCTTCTTGAAAATTAATATCTGGCATAGTATAACCTCCTCCTAAAATTTTATTAAAACCTTATTGTTAATTATATCAAATTAAATTATAAATTTAAAGAGTTATCTAGACATTAAGAACCAACATTATCCATTAATATCATAAAATCGAATGATTTAGCTATACTGATTGTAATTATGTGCACTCTTGATCTCGATAAATGCATCATTAAAGCTATCTCAGATTTATTTAATGATGTTTCAACAAGATACTCCAACACCAATGCTTCTTGTTGCTTTATATTACTTTTGAAAACCATATACTCATCAATTATTTTCTGAGCTGCATCTAGTCTAGCTTTAGTCTTATCTATCTTTTCAATAACATACAACAAGTTCTCCTCAACATTATTTTTTGTCGAACTTGATCCTATCGAATCATAAGTAACTGCGTTATAACCAATAAGCCTTGTTTCATAGAACTGGAGTTTTTCTTCTAATTCAGTCCTGTGTCTATAGGCTTTTTTAATGTCATCTATCCACTTGTAAAAAGATGTTTTTGAACCAGTCTTCAAACGTCTCACCTCTTCTATTCTCTAATTTTCTAAATCGATCTAGATTGGTTATCAAAGATACTTTCATGAAGTTAAACTTATCTTCAATCGGTGGGTCTGGATGCCTAGCATATGAAATAATATAGTTTACACCACTTAATACATTTTCATAACTATACTCATCAATTGCTGATTCAAACAAATCATTATATTTCATGATGTCTGCATCTATCTCTTCAATGTATTTTCTTTGAATTAATAATTTTGTTAAAAAGTGCATTTTGGGGAACCCATAAATGCTTTTATCTTCTTTTATCAATTTATCTCTTTTTCTTTTACTTTTACTTTGTTTGATTATGTCGACATTAACTGAGTTATTGTTAACATTAACCCCTTTTTCCTCATTTTTTTCCATGCTTAAAAGGACTCCTAAATCTTCCATTGTTGCGGAATCGAGCAACCAATATTTGGAGATATCTACTTCCTTACGCCTTTTGGCGACTCGGATGAATTGTTTTTGAATACCATCAGATGTAATAACCCCTTGTCGAAATAGCGGCTCATCGAGGATGCCTAGCTCACAACACATAAGAATTACATTGCGTACCCGTTGATATGAGATCTTGCTTACTCCAATTTGATAAATTAGTTCAGTGATCAAATCTTCTTCAGTCATTTCCAGATAATACCCGTGCTCATATACCATAGTTAATATTCTTAAAAAAATACTCGAACCGTACACTCCAAATTTACGTTCGATTTTAGTGATTCGTTTGTCCTTAAAAACACCGACGTCCAATGGAAAATAGGATAATCCTTTTTTGATTGGTCTCGCCATGCTTTTTTACCTCTTAGTTTTCTTGTATGCTGAAATAACTTGATTTAACTATAGCTAATCAGTTTCATTGTCCTACACAAGCAATCACAAGCATTATTTCAGCCATTAGTAGTTGTGTCTTCTATTGGTTTGTTTGAATGCTTTTCAATATATGTTTCTATTGATGATTCATATACAACCCATTTGTTTCCAGATTGAAAGCCTAAGAGCTCTCCTCTTCGTAACATCTTCTGTATCGTTTGTGAAGAGAGCCTTAGGATTTTCTTTGTTTCAGCTATCGTAAGATGCTTTTCTGTTTCGTTGATCAT